GGCGTGTAGTATTGACCTTGTACTTGGTCTTTTTGTTCGTTTGTGAGAATATATCCTATTGACATAATTTGTTATACTTGGCTTTTGAGATTATTAATTATTTCCTTAAACACTTCATTGTCATAACTGCCACGGGCTTTGTTCGCCCATACACATACAAATTGTACATTGCCTTCATCATAACCCAAATCATTTTGTATTCTATCCAAAGATATCAAATAAGGATTAGATGTCATTTCACGCTTTTCGTTGTATGTTTTTGGGCAAAGCAATTGAGAACCAGTCAAAACACATTTGTAGTTTTGTGATTCCAAAACACTTTGTAGGTACTCAATACTCACAGTGAATGGGTAGTTTCTTGACTTTGCATTTCTGCCCCATCTACCAAACAAAGCGTTATGAATATCTTTTGTTCCGCCCTTGTTACAATTTCTTGGTTGACGCTTTCCACTTGCCCATATACTTAGAGTTCTCGCACCCCTTCCGCATTCTCTCGGCACATTATTTCTTTCAAGTATCAATTTGGCTTTGTCTTGACCAATAGAGTATTTCTTCAAAATATCATTTAAAGACATTCCGTTTTTGTAATCCTCGCACAATGAATCTTCATAATCAAACTTTAATTGTTTGATGTTGGCATACATTTCGGATTTACCCATCATTGGAACGCCTTGCATTTTTAATACTCTGCGAACCCTATCGGTGGTTGCGTTTAAATCAGTTGCAATTTGTTGTACGGTTTTCTTTCCATAGTTGCTCACAATGTAGTTAGCATCCAATGGTTTTAATGTTGACCATCTATTTCCCATAACACAAAGATACAACAGTGTAAGCATATTACCTAAACATTGCGGGATAAAGTTGTATTAAACGCTTGTACTGCGGTGTAAAAGTTAGATGCTTGTGTGTCGGTTAAGCCGTCACCGATTGATGAAAAGCAATACTCTCTACTCGTATTGTATTGAGGCGAATTATTCCAAGCCCCCAAATAAAATGTAGCATTTGTGGCGGCTACGGATGTAACAGTATTCGTCAATAAATTAGTGCCATTCCTAAATAATTTTGTTTGTGATGAATTGCTACGAGTGCCATTAAAAAATCCTGTTGATGCAATGAGGCTACTATTGTAAGACCCACTATTTATGGCATAATAAACCAATGATCCAAAAACTTGTATACTAGTTTGATTTACTCCCATATCAACTTTGTTTTCAATACTTTGTGTTCTGCAATAATATGATAAATGCGTACTATTTTGAGCGACTGCCGTTGAGGCATTGCAATTTGTATCAAAATAGGTTGAACTCCCATTCCCCGTTACCCCCGTACTCGCAAAAGTCCATCCACTTGTAAAACTACCCGTAAACGATGAGGATTTTAAGTTTTGAGCACAAGCGGCAGCACTCGCCCCAACCATTGGGTAAACGGCTTTCATTGCTGACCAAATACCCGCACTTTTCATATCCAACACAAGTTGGTTGGTTGCGTTCTTTTCGGTGGTGGTTAGTGTTCCACCCGCAGTTGTTACGCGGTCAAAAAATGCCTGGGCATCGGGATCATATCCCCCACCCCCACTTGGTATAAACCCACCAACGCGAATACCTACACCAACACCAAACATTAGTAATTGTACATTACAACCGAACCACTCGCCAATGTAATTGACGAAATGTAACTACCATCGGGAACACAAATGAATGTTCCTTGTTTTAATGTTACACCACTCAATCCCAAAGTTGACAACAAAGATGCTGCGGATTGGTTAAGAATAGCCGATACAACCGCATCACTATTTACCACAAACCCACGGAATCTTCCCGTGTTTGCACTTGTATTTGATACGACTACACATCCCGTGTAACCCGCACTAAATGAACTTGCGTTAATACTCATACCAATAAAACGATTAGATGGTTATTTGTTCCACATTCTCCACGCCATAGATGGCCACCAATGCATCATAAACCGCATTCACTAACAAGGATTCAGCGGGGATGGTTTCGTAGGCCACAACCGACAATTCCAGGTTGGAAAAAGTGGTGTTAAAATCTTGGATGCCTTGAATCGGTGCTTTGCCTTGTGCCAATGCTTCAACACTTGCAAAAACAAAGGTTGCAATTTGGGCGGGGATTACTCCGTCTTTTTGACTTTTAACATCTGCGTAACCTTCTGCGATTACACATACACTTCCCGAAGGGATTGCTAAGCCACTTGTCAAGTTGACTTCACTTAAAATTTTTATTGCTTTCATTTTGTAAATTTAGTGATTAAGATGCGTTTGTAATAATTCCTCCAACGATTGTAAAATTGGTATAACTACCCGTTCCCGTGAATCCATTTGTGCCACCTACTTTGTATAGTGACGCATCAATCGGGGCATACCCGCTATCGTCTGCCAATCTTACTTGTAAGTTTGTTGTGCTTCTTTTTAATGCGGGGAAAGATGCAGTTTTACCTCCTAATCTCAATAAATCAAAACCATTATCTGCCCAGTTGCCCAATCTTATTGTTCCATCAGCATCACTCCAAATTTGCGAAGCACCAACAAATCTAAAATTACCCGTTGATGCAACTTGTACGGATGCCCCGCCTAACGCATATACGTTGCCTCCTGTATTTATTGTACCAATGCTTGAAATGGACATTTTTGAACCAAAAGAAATGCTCCCATCATCATTGAATTTTGCTAATTCTGTCCCCGCAATATTCTGCACCAACAAAGATGTTGTGGCGGAGGTTGAGCCACTGCCTTTGATGCCGACTCTTGCACCTAATGCCGTTGTTCCGTTTCCAAGTGTTGTATTTCCCGTAACAAATAATCCGTTTCCACCAAAATACAAATTATCTCCCGAGCCATTCCCGAAACTTACTGTTGAATCATTGGCACTTCTTCCATTGTATACGGTCAAAGTTGGAGTTAGACCAAATGCTTGTGTTAAAAGTGTATTTCCCGTATTATGAATGTTAGCCGTTGGAGAATTAGTTTTTATACCTAATCTATCATTGGTATCATCCCAAAATAGATTTGCGGCATCACTTGCAAATGCTGAACCATTGGAAAACTGAATTGAACCCGCAACACCCGAAGGGCTTGTGGTTGGTGTTACAATGTTACCGCTTCCCAATACACTTGTTCCGTTGATGGTTTTGATGTTTGTACCACTCACCAATACATCTTGAACCGCTACATTCCCACTTCCCAAAAGGGATGTTGAATTTACTGTTTTGATGTTTGTTCCCGATACCAATGTATCTTGTTTGGCATTGACCTGGGATGCCGTTGGAACGGCAACCCCACTTTGTTGCAATCCGTTTGTGAAATTGATGGCCGTTGTTGATGCCTCCATTGGCAAGTCATTACCCAATCCATCGGATAATGTTTTCAATGTGGATGTTATTGGCCCATTATCGCCTACCTTGATAAGCGCATCGTAAGTTGTTGAAGGGGTTAAACCCGTTAATGAAGTTCCCATATTTTATAGATTATTCCAAGTATCGTTAATTGCATTCCATTCGTTGTAAATTGACTGCCATTCGGTATTCCCAAATTTAGGTGTTGCCGTAATTGGCCCAATTCCTTGCGCCCACAATGTGCCATCGCAACATTTTTTTGAATATGTGTTTTTGTCTTTGCACAAACACGCTCGTGTTCCACTGCCTTGCGGGGATGATCGTGATGGTGTTTTCCATCCGTTCTGCGTATTGTTCGGGTTGTTGGGGTTATTCCAATTGCTCATCGTTTGAATAGGGCTAATAATAACATCAATAATAAAATGAGTCCAATGCCCACACCTATCTTTTGAGGAATCGCAATTCTCTCATGGTACATAACTTGTGGCACTCGGATGGTTTTTTGGATGCGTATCGTGTCGGGCTTGACAATCGTGCGTATTTTGATAATATCGTGGTCACGATAAACTATCGTTTTAACGCCTTCTTTTTCGATTGTGATGGTATCTATCGTTTTTGTTACAAAAGTGTCGGAGAACGCAAAAGAATCACGAATTACGATGGTATCAATGGTATGCGTGGATGGTTGAATCAATGATGGGTTCTTTTTGATGGCTTTTTTCAAATGCCACTCCGCTGAACATCCCGTTAACATCACCAAAATGATAATCAATTTCGTCTTGGTGAACAAATCACAGTTCCCTGGCTTCACGATTTTCAATTCCGTGAAATACTTGGTCAATTTCTTGACCTTTTCTTCCTTGGGTTTATATGTCTTTTTTACAAGTTCCATGAAACATAGTTCGATGGGTTGGTATTGGGATATTCCCCCGCTTCTTGGTTGGCGGTGTATTGTGAGAAATACTGCGGATAGTAACTCAAATAATCCACCACCCTACGACGATAAGTTTCCGCAATGTTTCTTTGGCGTTGTACCAATGAATCGATTTCGGTTTTATCGGGCAATGTGGTGTTTTCGGGTGAATTACGCAGAATACCCGCGTTGGTTACCTCATATCCGTGGAATAACAACAAATCCGCCATGGCGTAATGTATCAACATTGGTTGGATGTAATGTGATACCAATGTTTCGTAATTCCCCGTCAATGTTCCCAATTCAACTTGGGTTAAAATGTACCGATACAATTTCGTACCCAATAGTTCTTGCACCTGGATA